TACTGGAAATACCGGACTCACTGGAGCAACTGGACTCACTGGACTAACGGGTAATACTGGAAATACCGGACTCACTGGAGCAACTGGACTCACTGGACTCACCGGACAAACGGGTGCACAGGGAAACACGGGTAATACAGGAGCAACTGGACTAACTGGACTCACCGGACAAACAGGTGCACAGGGTAATACCGGACTCACTGGAGCAACCGGACTCACCGGATCAACTGGAAGAACAGGTAACACAGGTAACACAGGTAATACTGGACTCACGGGTGCGACAGGTGCAGGATTCACAAGCATAACGGGTGCAACAACAACTTCAAACGTCTTGACTGCAAACGGTGCAAACGCTGCAATCGGTCAAGCGAACTTAAGGTTTGACTCTACAAACTCAATATTAACTATCAACGGCGGACTCATTCTTTGCAATGGATATCGCCCCCTCTACTCAAACGTAACCGCAACCAGCTTAACAACATTATCAACAAGTTATGGAACCCACTACAGTATCACGAATAGTGGGTTCAATGCTTTGACGTTGGCGACTTCAGTTTACAGTACAGATGCAAACGCATATTGGGTTTTCCGAAACAATACGGGCACTTATATGAACATATCTGTAACCTATACAGGCACGGGAGGCGGCGGTACCTCAACGATCGTAATTCCACCTGCAAATAGCACAACAATCATGTTTATATCAGGCACATCTGGTTCAAATGCATATGTATTCTTCTAAATTACTTTGTGAAGTACATCAGGTACTGGTATTCATATCCAACAGACGTCATATCCACCTGCTCTTTCAGAGTAAATCCACTCGAACGAATTAGATCAATACAATGAGATAACGATGGCATGAAAAGACGGTGTTTATGCTCGCGATACGTATTGTCCGGGAATGTGAATACTTCTTCGAACGTCGATGTCTCATCTCCAATATCCTTGATAAACTTTGCATGGTACTTGAATTCATTGAAAAAGACGTCCGATTCTGTCACACGCTGTTTGCTATACTTCTGAAGACTGAACGCAGGAAATGGCGAGGCTGCTGCAAGGATTCGATCGAACTTTTCAGGATCAACTAAATGAACAATTAAGAATCCACCCGGTTTCAGCCACTGATATAACGTATCAATCACAATCTTGGGATTCCTAAACTGATAGAACGAGAAATACAGCAAGAGTGCATGCGAAAAGGACTTGGGTGGGAATCCACTTGCATTCGTGATATCCATACGATAGAATCGTCCGCCGGGACAGGATTCGCGTGCTTTCTTCAACATTGCTTCAGATGTATCTGCACCAACAACATCATATCCTTCTTCAACCAACCATTTTGCATGAGGTGCTGTCCCGCAGGCGGCGTCAAGTATTTTTGTCTCGGGCTTCGAAAATTCATTAAAAGCAAGTTCATGCATGGACGCCTTTTCAAACGAAAGGCGCTCAGGCGTAGAAAAGAGTGTGTCGTATACTTTTGCATAGAAGGTATCGTAAATCTCGGCCGAATCTTCGTATGTTACTGTCTCGCTACCCGTTCCGTCTTCGAACATTTCCTTGTCGAGGCTGGCCATGTAGGTGACGACCCATAGAAGACCCAGCAGAAAGAGTAAAATCGCAGTTGAGTTCTCAACCATCATCTCTTATGATGTAGCAAGAAATGTGGGAGAAGTTTCCTATCCAATGCGAGGGTATGCATGGCCCTGCATTTCAAACAATACAACAGTTCTACCCATATACGGAGTTTCCCGACGTAAAGGTTGAAGAATGGTCAAAAGTCAGCCCCGAGGTAAAGGCATGGGCTCTGGATCGATGGAGACTCGTCTTTGCATGCACACGATGCCCACTTGAGGGATCCGACCTTCTTGCCTGGATTCCTGAAAAGGGTACTTTAGTTGCACGAAGGGGGTGGTGGAAGGGAGATTCAAAGTCAAAACCTATGATAACGATGATGTGCAATTACGTTGAGACGGAACACCGTTCAAAGCGTCTAGCTGAACATTTGATAAGCACGCTTGGTCGAAAGGCATCTGAGGTATGGGGGATTGACGCATTCCTGTTCGAACTGCAGAAGATTCCGAATTCTTTGGCTTTGAAGAAGGTTCGATTAATGGCACGGTTTGACTATATTTGGATCCATCGGATCTACCCCAAAACATGGCGAGAAATCTCTGAATTAGAGATTGCATTTTATTTACAAAAGATGCAGGGAAATCATTTTCAGGAATATACGGGCTATCGTGGATTCGTAAACAAGGAAAACAGACACGTCATCGTAGATGCCCACGATGATGTTGTTGCATATGACTCGTTCTACGATTTATTCACAATGCATCGAGGACATTATGTTCGCATCTTTCATCCTGCAGGATCATGTTCGACATTGGTCGAAAACATGTACTTTGATCAGCCCAATTACTTTCTACGACTCCACTGTTAGTACAATGACTGCAATAAGAACTCCCATCACGCCGAGAAATGGGAAATAGTCAATTAAAAACGAGTATATTTTGCCAGTGGTTCCCGATGTTTGTGCTCCAAATGCAAACGGTGCTGCAGAGGCAGGAGGCTGATAAGATTGTTGAAAGAATGAACCGTTTGTAAAGGACTGACCGATAAATTGTGTTTTCTTGAAAACAATTGCAAGCATAAAGAAGATAATGACAGAGATTAGCACATTTAATATAGTCACAAAGGAAGCTGGATATCCTGAAAAGTATTGAACGAGCGGATCCAATGTCCTCACTGAAAGCGTTGTTTTCGTCCCCAAAGAGAGTTCAACTTCTCGATTTTTCACCTGCAGAAGATCTTCCTTCTCTTGTACCTCCTTGATTTGCTGTTCGACCGTTTTACGCAACGCCGCTTGTTGATCCTTCACTTTTTCAACTGCGTCAACAACATCACGTTTCTGTTGATGATCTCCTTGCAGTGCGGTGAACTGTGCCTGGTACCTCTTTAATACCGGATCAACTTGATCCTTGATGATCTTAGCCTTCTCTTGGCGTGCCCATCCTGGACCGTTCTTCACAGAATTGTAATTGAATTGAGCCAACTGTTTCGTTACCGGATCTGTGTCGGCGGACGCAGCCTCAAATGCAACTTGCAGATCTTTTTGTTTCTGACACTCTGGGCCACATAGAGTGTCAGCGAGGGGTTGGGAGGATGGACTGGACGGTTGATTGCCCATTCGTGTTGTTTGTTACCGAGAAATAGATTGCTGCACCAAGACCAATCGTTAAGATAACAGCAATCAATGTGTCGACTGGAAAAAAGATGCCCAAAACTCCATAGATAAGAACAGAAAGAAGAAGGGCAAATGCAACGATCTGCAAAGGATACAGTTTTTGGATATATGAGTTTCTCTTATCAGTTTCCGACCTGATTTGTTCTCTAATCGTACCGATATCATTCCCGCTCTTTTTGTCCTCAACAAAATCATTAACAATGCCAAGTGCATTCTGAACCTGTCGTTGTGCCGTTTCTGTTGCAGTTTGTACAGTGTATTGAGCTTCCAAACCCTTCACGATCTCATCGCGTTGAGAGTCGATTGCAGATGTTTGTTTTAGAATGGATGTTGAATCGGGTGTATCCAGTCTCTGAAAGATATTTCCATTGGGACCATTGTTTGCAGTCACCATCCACATTTGGTTATCCTTGATCGACACATCTGTCGGTGTATTGCCCTGTGTTCCGATGACATAGATGGAGGATGGATCAGTGCACGGTGCTGCACATCCATATAACTTCGAATCACTTCCGACTGCTAACAGCGTCGTCTGATCACTTTCACCGTTTACTTTCATTGGAGTTATTCCAGATAGTCCCCCAACTGGTTGGAGATTCTCACCGGTTTCATCTGCACCGTATGCAATTGTCTTTCCGGTTGTTGGATCAGGACCCAGTCCGTAGAGTTTCTGACCACTGCTTGAAAGAGAAGACAGTAGAGGCAGAGATGTATCTTCAATCCATGCGTTTGTAGTGCATGGTTTCGTGCAATGGAATGTCTGGTTTCCAGATACCCACAAGAACGTGTTTGTCACGCCCAAACTGGTCATTGACGGTTTTCCAGCGACTCCATTCGAAAGAAGGGTCCACGACCCAGATCCATCTACGGATCGAACGGCAACAGACTGAAGCCCTGTCGTGTCTGTAAAGAGAACGTAGACGTTCGTAGTATCTACTTGCAAGGATTGGATCGATGCAGGCGTTAGACCAGACACAATCTGCCAGTCGCCCGTGCACGGCTGTTTGCAAACATAGATAGACTGGCTGGCGTTATAACCCCAGACATAACCTGCAGAGGAAACCTGTATACTAGACAGTCCACCAGGGACATTTTGCCAGTCTCCAAAGCTTCCTACTTGGGAGTTGACAAACGAAACGAGATTTTGCGTAAGAGACGAAAATTGCTGTAAAGCATCCATTGTGTTATAAGTCTATTTTAATATGTTTTATGATCCGCCAAGCAGGTACTTCAGAATCGGAAGACGCAGCGAAACGGACTGCCGGATGGGATGTGTTCTGTATCCAGCTGTATTCAGAATAGAAATATCCGGGATAATCGTCTTAATCTGAGTAGAGGATACTTGGGATGAAACTGTCTTTGCATGGGCAGCCGATACTAGCATTGTAATCGATGTTGACGCAGGACCTGTTCTGTTCCTTGCGACCTTTGATTGTGCAACTAAACGCAGATCGGTTGCAATTGATATCGCTTCACCAGACGAAAGCGGCGGCTGAACAGACTTGTTTGTATACGCTACACGCGGAGCTCTCGGGGCAGGCATTTAGTATATACGTTGAATTTAACGGCGGATGTAATTTGCATCGAAGATAGGTCCAAATATCCGACCCATTCTCCATTCAATGCGGGCAGCCTGGCTCGGAAGACGCCCAAGCTTAGGAAGATAGTTCCCCTGTGCACCGCCATCACCATACGGACGCCAGGCCGCAGTCTGACGAATCATACGCGTTACGTCAGATGAGTCAACTACGCCACGCTTCTTATTTATTCCGGTCTGTACACTCGATCCAATGTTGAGGAATCCCATGGTCGGCATTTGTAGTAGACTGAGAAAGAAAGCATTGCATAAGATAATATGGACGCGGATGTCTTTGCACGAACACGCGATGAACAGATCTCGAGAGCAATGACCAGCTATCAGAATGCACGCCAAGGATATCAGCAATCTCTGGAGGCAGCATTGGATGAACAAGATGCGGGAAAACGGGCAGCGTTACTACAGTCCGTTGTCCAGCAGAATCAGCAATTAACAACAATTGTGCAGGGGATCTTACAGTCTCTGAAGACAACCGAGGACCCTCTCACAAGTGAAAAACTTGAAAGTCAATTAGAGGTCTATCGCAAACAGTTGGGTGCGATTAGTAAGTCTGGAGATCATATGGACAAACTAAGGGATCTTCTAAATCAAGCAACGCAGTCTGCAACAGTAGCACAGGGATATTACGTAGGCTATCTCTTTGCGATTCTATTGCTTGTCCTAACTGTTCTAATGTTCCTGTTCTATTCCAGTCCAGGAGGAGGAGGAGGAGGACCGCCTGTTGCTTCAGGCATATCAATCCCAGGACGATTTAGTTTTACTCCAGGTTGATCACGGACTACCGAATGGACCGAATCGAGGACTTCCCATCGCTCCAAATCGAGGACTATAGACTGACGCAGCGGCACGACCTGCTGCATTTGCAGCCATTTGCAAAGAGTATTGCGAATCCCCAAACATCCCTCCGAATCCACCAGGATAATAGAATCCAAGCAAGAAGAACAGCGGAAGTAGAATCAGTAGAATACCAAATCGAAGTAGAATCGCCGAGCCTGTATCGGATGCAATCGGTGCAGATGAGGACGCAACAGCAAGTTGCTTGTATCGTTCAGATGCCGCTGCAGCCTTATCCGAAACCTCTTGCACCCGTTCAGGCGACAGACTATTTAGATCATTCGTATACTCAGACAAAAATGCAGATAGTGTCTGCGATTCTGTCTCTGAATGTTTCTTACGATCATCGATCGCTTGGGTGATTTGCTCCATGACCTTCTCATATGCATCCTTATATTGCTGAGATCCAGTTGTTGCAAACTGGACATACATCTCGCGGTATGTATCCAGTAGTTTCCTAAAGTGAGAATTCTCGTCCATTACTTTACTACAGAGATGTATTTGCCACGCACATCCTATAGTAGGGCACGTATCCCGCAGTTTCGGACTTTCGCATGATTTCAATGATGTCTCCCGGTCGTGCACCGATCCACTTGGCTGCAGCATCTTGGGAATCGATATCGGGCATCTTCTTCTGCGGATCTGTGATGCGAAAGGATTCTAGAAATGCAAGCTTCTCATCCTCTGCAAGAATGCGGTGGGCCGGAACCTTGCGATGCGTCATGATATCGAAGACCAGCTGCTCGGTATGAAACAGTTGAATGGTATTGCTGTGCTTGCGAATCAGGTTGAGAATAACAGAAGACGGTTTTGTCTCGAGGACAATAATACCCCTCGTGCATCCGGCTGCCTGCATTTCCGTTTCAACAATGCCAATATCCTTGTCCGAAATACGAGACTTGGTCGAAAAGTAGATAAAGTACTCACCAATCTTTTGGACCGTACCTGGGAGTTCACTTCCAACAGGTTCTGGCACAAGTGCGGTCACGCCACGTTGACGAAGCATTGTGATTAGAGTCTCCATCTAAGTTGTCTTATTCTTCGTCCATGAAAAAGACTACTCGGAGATTCATTTTGTCCTGATAGAATAAGATGAAGCGGTTTGTAACAGGCCTTGTGTTCTTGATAGCATCGCTGTTCGGTCTATATATCGCAACGACGATGCGAGATACGTTTCGTTCAGAGTTTATCGACGAATCTTCGTATAAAAAGACATTAGATTCTAAGTTTTCGTCCTTTGATCAAGTAACCAATCACTTTACACGGCAGCCGGAGGATGTTCGGCCGGTTGAGGGATCAAAGACTGTGCACCAGGTGAATCAGTATTTTGCTCATCGCTGAGTACAATCCAAAGTGAGTTGGGGTTTGGAGGAGGTAGGATCTTGGTAGGAATAGTTCCAGTCGATCGGTACTTCTGCACATCGTCCCAAAACTCAGTGAGCTCGCCCAAATGAGTATTCATCCATGTAAAGTCTCGCGGAACTACAACCTTTCTCCACTTTTCAAGAATCCAGTACGTTGTTCTGAACTCAGAGCTTCGTGGACGAACAACCGTTTGGATCCACGTGGTTGCGTCGGCATTAATTGGCTTATACATGAGTTCACCGTTATCGAATGAAACATAGAAACTCTTTGTTGCAGTTGATTCTGCCCACTTTGAATAACTCGGGCTTGTGAACCTGAATTCGACGTAATCGCATGTATCAATGCGAGTACATTCCATCTGCATTTGCATCTGATGCCAATACGAATCAGGAATGGGCGTATCGTCATTGAATGTGCGACTATACGGACACTTGATTTCGACCAGCTTCCCCCATTGTGAGCTGAGAGTATCTGTAGTCAATACGATTCCGTCTGGAGATGCACCTAGGAACGGATAGACGGGATGGGTGACGCAGGATGTATCCACAATAACAGCTCCCTCAGCAAGACCATAAATCTCCTTTGCGATTGGTTCCATCTGGGTTCCCCAAATAAGTGCCTTGGGCCTGTCTGCTGACTGAGGCTTAGGACCAACGATCTTTCGCATCAGGAGTTCATACCGTGCAGATGGAGATGCAGTTTTGAACGCACCAGTCACTTCCGATGCAGTGATCATAAGGCCGCGTTTCGCAAGCCATTGGTCCGAACGCTGATCGTTAACGCCGTACTTTGCAAGAACACGTTTGATATTTCTGCGGCGAGCCCATACAGTTCCGAGATATCCATCCATTGCAGCTAGAACGTCCTTATAGAATTGCCTATGCTTCAATCCAAGTAACTTACCAATCTGTTTGCAGCGGGTGCGAAGACCGCTTACATTGTTAAGCGTGTCATCAAAGAGTTTGTCCATGGTCCTTTATATACAAAGGCACTTTCCCATCCGAGGAACCATTTTATACACAAAGAATAATGACGCTTGAGATAAACAGTCAAGAGCAGTGGGTCTTATCTCGGCTGAACACATTCTATGAAAAGAATCCAATTGCACTCGAAAAGCTTCGGTCGATCCTAGCAGGGACATCGACTATCTCGTTGCGTGTAGTCGACTGGTTCGTGACAAACTATGCAAAGATGAATGATGTATCGTACACGACGACCGATGGCCGTCAGATTATCGTATATCTTGCATACAAGGCCCGACTGAAGGCGTATACCAAGAAAATGCTAGACCCTTTTTGCAGATGGGATCGGATTACATTCCACGATGTATCCACAACAGTTGGTCAGCTCAACTTCTTCGCGTGGGCCGTTGAAGATGAAATCCTAGACTATCTAGAGTCTCATTTGGAGACAATTCAGGCTGATATGGATACACGTGGACATGCAAAAAAGCCTCAGGACGGGACTCAGCGTCGTCGTCGTCATGAACTCTCTCATTCTGCAACAAAGTCAATGCGTCGTCACGCAGGTCGCGTTGTTGTCGGGTTCAGTTGAGTCACGGATAGGTACAAATGCTTTCGCGACTTCGGAAAAACCTAGTCTATCCTGTTTCTGAAGACATTACAGAACATGACTTGAATACCGACATCGATTCGTGGACGTACGATGATCGCGAGGTCTTTAAAGGAAACATAGATCCAGAGTATCTGGACAACGGACTTAACGTGTTTTGGCTATACAATGATTACAATATTCGAGTGGGACTTGCAGAACATGAGCAAAAGAACGCCAATCAGTTTTGCGTTCTCTGGTTCAGAGACACTCCATTCGGAACGTATTATCAGCAAGATGGATGGAGTTCGACCGAAAATACGTTATGGTCTAAGATGAGCACATGTGCATACGATGACTGTATGCGAAAGAGAATCCAGACACCCGCAGATCTGTTCCGGCACTATCCTGCAATGAAAAATGAGATTCAATTGCTAGAACCCGAGCCTGATTTTAAAAAGAAGTTGTTTATGGATTTTGATTTTGTGTTATATGAACGTCTGTCTACGCCTTCTGAGCACGGCGAGACTTCGCAGGCTTCTGCTCAGGCTCAGGAACCGGTGCCGGAACCGGAGCAACCGGAACAGCAGGCGTCTCATCATCAGACAGAGGTGCCTCCTCATCCTCCTCGCGAGGAGCAACCGGAAGAGCTAGCTCAGTAGGGGGAGCGGCAGGCTCCTCATCGCGGAACTTATCGAAGATCGTACGCTTCTTCTGCACCTCGACCTTCGCATCCGTGATCTTCCACGTCATGCCGAACGAGAGACCCGCGATGTAGACAGCTCCCGTAACCACTACACTGGCACTCATAGCCTTGGGGAAGACAGACGGCAGAGTGTCCAGGCTCACCGTAACCGGATTGTCATTGCTGTCAATGACCTCGGTATTCACCTCACCATCCCACACCGGAACCTTGAAGCGAATCGAGGGAGGATACTCACCAGTCTGAACCCACTCGCCCTCTGCATTCTTCTTCACAGCCGCAGTGACGGTGTTCTTCATCGTCTCCCGAAGAGAATCCTCCGTACGCTTACGCCCAAACATCCGGACGGAGTTCTCGATGAAATACTTCAGCAGAACCTCCTGGAAGTCCTGCATGAAGTTGTAGAGGTACGAGTTGTCGTCAGTACCCGTCGCACGCTCCTTCGCATACACATCACAGCCGTTGAGGGAAGCAGACAGAGTATACGTCGTCTGACCACTCTCCTGGCTCTTGATCAGTACACCGGCAGGAAACGCGAGCTTAGGAAGACGGAACTGTACCTTCTGGCCAGCATAGAGCAGATTGATAGTCACTGCATTTGTCTTCTTGTTCTTGATCGGCTCGGAGAACGTGATGTCAGCAGGGGAGATCTTGCGGATGTTAACGACTGAGACGGAGGCCATTTGTGCTTGTTGTACTCCTATCTACCACCATCGGTTGCGGTGGATCCATTTTTCACGAAAGGATCGGATAAGTATAATGAGACAGTGTCTATCTTGCAGAAATAGGACATCTGAAGATAGGTGTCCGCATTCATGTCTACGAACTATGATTGTCTGCAACCGTCATGCAAAGACAAAAAACATACGTCTATGGTTCAGAATGCATTCAAGTATAGTTCAAGGTGTTATAAAGATTCAGTCACTATTTAGAGGATTTATACTTAGAAATAGGCTTCGGTTATGTGGACCCGGCGTTCTTTGCAGGAGTATCTGTCATAATGATGAAGATCTGATAACATGTGAACAAAAGAATACTGTTAATCCGTTTGATTTCTTTAGTATAGTGGATGGTGGCGAAACGTTCTGGTTCGATCAAAGAACGATGATTGAATGGTCGCAGAAAAACGTTGATGTAACAAATCCATATACTCGCTCACCTCTTTCTGCAGAGGATACGTGTAGGTTGCGTGAGTTGCAGGTATGGAGAATCCATGTCGGCAGACCATGTTATCACAGCGTGCAGAATATTACATCTGAATCAAGGCGAGATGTCAGATGGTTACGTATTTCACAAATACTTCGCGAGAATTCATTCGATGAAGCCCATCCGGAAATATTCCTAGGAATGCCTCGTGGTCAACTGTTATCATTCATTGAAATACTCAAGCAAGATATGCGGGAATGGTGTGTTGGAAGGAGAAAAAGGTTCTATATCTGGATTGCTGGATTCAGAGGAATGAGGATCCTCGATGAGGCAGAACTGAGTGCAGATATATCCGGATTACTGCTTGCGATTCTCACAGAACATAAAAACAGTTTTCAGTTTTGTTTCTTCATATGGGCGGCCTATGTAAAGTGCACTTCTCTTTGGATGAACTGAAACCTATTTACGCGTCTCTCGGGGGTACTAATCATAACAATCGCGTTCAAAATGTCCACTTCTCATTCTGTGTCAGTAACAAACACGATGTCCGCCGATAAGTCCAAGAAGTCTGTCAAGAAGGTCGAGCCTGTTGCCGCCCCCGTTGTCGTCGCCCCGGTTGTTGTTGCACCTGTCGCTGAGAAGAAGGCCCCGAAGGCCAAGGCCGTGAAGGCCGCTGCCCCTCCCACGAAGGTTGAGGCGACGGTGCCGACGGTTGCGGCGGTTGTTGATGCTCCGGAGCAGGCGGCGCTTCCGGCCCAGGAGCGTCTCTCGGCCGTTGTCGAGAAGCTGAAGGATGCTCAGTCGAAGTTCAACACGGAGATCAAGGAGATCACGAAGGAGGCGATGGCGGCGGTGAAGGCCGCTGGCCGTGAGATCAAGGACGCGAAGAAGCGTAAGCGCTCCAAGAAGCCCGAGGACATGACGCCTGAGGAGAAGAAGGCGTGGGAGGCCCGCCGTGCCAACAACGCGTTCCTCAAGCCGCGTCTCCTGACCCCGGAGCTGTGCACCTTCATGGGCCTGCCGCACAACTCCCTCCGCTCGCAGACGGATGTGACGAAGTTCGTTGCGACGTACGTCAAGAGCCACAACTGCTTTGACCCGGCGAACAAGCGTCGCATCATTCCGGATGCGGTTCTGGCCAAGCTCCTCAAGTGCACGGACAAGGACACGGTCACGTACCTCAACCTGCAGAGCTACCTCAAGAACCACTTCGTCAAGACGGCGTAAGTAGGTTAATAGTACTAGAAACAACACGGCAACGCAAAAAAATAAAACACTCTAGTAATGAAAGTTGATTCAACTTTGATGACTGGAGGTGTAGTTGTGCTGATCATTCTGTGGTTGTTCATGATGCCAACTGAACCGGCTAAGTCCCGCGGCCCGCTGTTTTTCTTTGATGAAAGTCCGTATTCTGGACCAAAGTCTCCTAGAGGAGGAGATGACTGGAGACAACGTCAAGATCTGACTAGATAAGTCCAGACCCAGAACGCTTTTTAAACTCCCTGACTGCACGTATGTGATTTTGAGTAGCTGAAACACGTTCATTGAATGGAGACTGGATGGCGATTTTGGAAGTAGGTGCGGATTGAACAAGCGTTTCAAGTATGATTGGTGTATGCAGTTCGACATCTGTGTGGTGGACTATAGATGCACGTGAAAGGAATTGATCTTTATCGTAGACAGCTAGAACTGTTTTTCTATCGCGAACCGAATAGCTTAAGATGACACGTGTATCTTCAATCACCATTCCGCAACAGAACTCAATGACTTCATTTTCAAATTTGAACGGTCTTGAATATCTCAGAAGGTTCATGTCCAGATCAAATACAACTAGGAAAGAATAGTAATCACGAATGCTCTCTGAGCAATCTTTATTGCTTGAATGCACAATGAACCAGATTTCATCTTTATACGTGAACCCTGGAGTTGATCCAGAGAACTTGGTAAAGAAATAAGGAACGTTATATTTCTCTTCGACCTTAACTAGCACAGACCGTTCAATCTTTGTAATTATAACAGGATACCACGAGTAGACAATATGCGTTTCCCCATGAAGGTCAAAAAATGACCAATTCTTCTCGGTTTTGTCAATACGACCTGTGTCAAAATCAACAGTAATAAACCGTTGAGGTAAAGTATCTTGAAAGAAATACCTGTCTGCAACAATTGAATATATATCCGTATTTGAGTTGTACAATGTACCCGAATAGCAAATAGAAGAGCCTGCCTTGAATAGCCGTATATCTTCTATTCCACTGTTTGCGTCTTCACTAATCAGTCCTGTTTCAAAAAAGGTTTCGTCTTCGATCCGATTCAGTTCTGCATCCAGAACGCAGTGAGATGTCAAGTTAATAACCTTTATTGTATCGTGCTGTGTCTCTGGATATCCGTATTTAGTTAGGAAATAATTGATGTATCGAATGAAAGAAATGTAATGGTTTGGACGAGTTGGATGCTCACAAATCGAATGGTTTGATGAGACAAACATGAACTCCTTTTCAGAGATCGTGCGAAAAATCTTATTGGAAAAGTCGATCGTCTTTAACGGATGTAATCGATCGTATTCGCATGGAGACAAAATGAGACGCTTATCTCTGTATAGTCCCTTTGAGATCCATGGACATACGTCCCTCCTCGATGTTAATGCAAAATGCTTTGTCATTTCGGACACTCCCGCAACAAGATAATATCCAATAAAGATTCGATTTTCCCGGATAATAATTTGGGGAAAATCCGTACTATTCTTTGCATACTCAATACCAAGCAATCCTTCGCCAGTCGGATAGTGCTTATTGTAACCATATACCTTTAACTTCGTATTCTGGACAATTTCGCGGATGCATGAAAGCATAATTTCGTTTTTAGGTAGAACGCTGATCATATCGAGCGTTACCATCATACAACCCGGTGCTGCAGGGACCTGTAACGTCTGAGTAAAGAATTCATTCTCAGTCAATGCCAGGAGTTTGAACCCATTCTTAAGGAAAATCCGAGGATTCAACGATAGTCCGCCGTTATGATAGAGAATGCAATACAACGACAAATCCTTGCGATTCGTTTCATCTAACAATGTATCAAATGCATCGATAACCTCTTGTTGAAAGTGAGTTTTAATGAATGTCCTTGCAATTGCGTCGTCGATTATGGAGAAGGTAATTTCTGGATTTGCATTCTGTAGGTCTTTCATTTGCCTTTCATTTCCATTATCCCATATGTATAGGTTGCATGGAATACAAGACTTATAGGATGTCTTAAGAGGATACGGCTTCACCTCTTGAACCAGTCTGTTGTAGTCTGCATTCATTATTTGAGGTTCATCTAAAAATAGTATATAAACCAACACACTCTGCGTTTGCAGTGTCTGTTGGTTTTTTTTGGTTTGGGAGTTTGGCTTTCACGTTTAGTTGCTGTAGGCCAGGCCACCCATGCCGCTCATCACGCGGAACACGTTGTAGTTGACGGCGTACACGCGGATCGAGGCAGTGTTCTGGTTCTTGACCGTGTTCACGGACACAGTGAAGTTCAGCGTCGCCTTGTCGATACGCGAGAAGTTGCAGCTGCCGCTCGGCTGGTGCTCCTCCGGCTTCAGGGCAAACGAGTAGACGTTCACGCCGACCGCCGGGGTGCGCGTGTGGTGCTGCCACGGCTGCACGCGGTCGAAGTACCGGCCCTCACGCTCGTCAAAGCGGTCCTGGCCGTTGAGCTGGATCTTGGCCACTTCAACCGGGTTCTTGCCCTCGCACTTCACGTTGGACGAGAGGATCACCTTCGCGAGGAGGTAGTTCGTCGTCGCCTCGAAGAACACATCCTGGCCGTCGTTGCCAACACCATCGCCGTAGAGCTCAGAGCTCGTCGTCAGGCCGCCGCCGCTGACGATGCCGAGACCCGGGATGAAGGGCTCACCGAAGCTGCCGGGAGTCGGCGTGGCACCAGACGTTGTCGGGATGCCGCCAACCGTCGTTGAGTCAGCACCACCGCTCGCCAGGGTGCCGCGGCCCAGGATGCTCGTCACGATACCGTCCGTGTTCCAGTCATCGGAGTAGTTGAACGGCTGCTGTCCAAGGGCCTCCTTGATCCACGGCACAACGCCGCCCGGGGCAGAGCAGTCGACGAACGAGTCACGCTGCACAACCCAGACAATCTCCTTCACCGGGTGGTTGAAGTTCATCTGGATCTTGTTGGAGGACGCAGAGATCGTCTCAGAGCCCGTGTACTGGAGCTGGTCGATGAGGTACTCGTGGCTCTGCTGGGCGAACCGGCGACGCTCCTCCGTGTCGAGGTAGACATACTCGATGTAGAGGGAGGCCGCAACGAGCTGGAGGCTCTGGATGCCGCTGCCCGTCGACGCGCCGCTGCCCTGCGGGAGAGACTGCGGAGGAAGGTACGCCGTGCCCATTCCCGTTGTGTATCTGTCGCCGTAGCAGCAGTTGTAGTTCTGCTCGAAGTCCACGTTGATGCGGACCTCGTGGTACTGCAGAGCGATGAGCGGCACAGCAAGACCCGGGTTGCGGCAGAACCAGAACTGGAGCGGGATGTACAGCGTCTTCATCGGCGTGCCCGCACGGGAGACGCACGAGTTCGTCAGCTCAGACGCCGAGCACGTCGCATCGAGCGGGACACCGTCGGACGTCTTGAGGAGAACCAGGTCGGCGGTGTTGCCGAGCATGTCCTCGAGGGACTGCTGCGTGCCCGGGGCCTGCGAGAGCTGCGTCCAGATCTGCATCCAGTCGCCGTACTGGCGGTCGATGCGCGAGCCGCCCACCTCAACCTCAACCTGCTTGATGAGGCGGTGGCCGACGTAGTTGAGCCAGCGGAAGCGGTCCGTAGAGCCCGAGTTGAGAACAACCTGCGGGAGCGTGACCTGGATGTACGTGCGGTACATTAAGTCAGCGTTACGGGAGATAACGGCCGTGACACGCTTGCCGAAGTCGGCCTGGCCGTTGAACGTCACCTCGATGGACTCCATCGCGAAGTTGGTATGACGCTTGTACAGCACCTTCCAGAACGTGATCTGGGGGTTGCCGGAGATGTAGATGTCCTGGGCACCATAGCTGACGAGCTGCATTAAACCACCGGCCATATTGTTGTTATACTTCACTGCAAGAAATTATTTTCAAGTGTTCAAGAGACGCGGCGACTTCCTTCAAAACATGAATTGCAGACGGGGATATATGCCTCAGAACCACCGATAAGTACGCGTTCACTTGATTGAACGGAACGAAACGTTGAAGTTGATGGATTCTTGCAAATATAACATTTCCCTGTTAACTTTGTAATCTTCGATGCAAGAGGAATACAGTTTAATAGTTCAGTGAATGGTTGGCGATCTGAATCTCCATCAAGACCCACCAAGAGAAGCTTTTTATTCAAAATGGGTTTGATGATCGACCGAATGTCCGGAACAAACTGAGCTTCGTCAATAACAATATAGTCTACGACTGAAAGCTCGTATGGTGTAACTTCATCGATATACTTGCAAGGATACATTTCGCCTGAATGCGATACAATTACGTCGGATCTATACCTTGAATCAAGACGGGGCTTTAGAACAAGTCCGGTTCCGGACTGCTTATAAATCCAATCAAGTGCATAGGATGTCTTCCCTGCAAACATGGGACCGACAACAATTTCAAGGGGCATTGCTTAGTTACTCTGCTCATATTTAACCTGTTTTCTTTACCTTTTTCTTTGGAGCCTTCAATATAGTATCGACTAGACTACCACCACGTACATGTCTACGTGTGCGTCGTCTGCGGACCTGGCGTCTACGACGTGTTTTCCTCCGGCGTCCGCCTTCTGCACGAGGACGAGCGAGAATCTCTTGCAGTTCAGTCTCATCCGGAGAACTGATCATAAATGTATCTTCTGCAAAATTTATATCTGGACCATCCACCATCTCGCGGTCATATACGAACGGATCTCCACCGCTCGCACTCGGTGCATCAAAATCACGGGGAGAGAACTGTAGAACTATTGTTTGTGTTCCTTTTTTATAGACAACGTTTACAGTTCGGTCAAGTGCAAAGACCAAATCATCCCTGCCACCCGGTCCCTGTATTGCCTTAACATCTCGTTTCGTTAAGTAAGACGGGGAGAGTACCCTATCTGCAGTCCAGAATCCGTCGGCCGCCGCCACATCATCTGCTCGTACTTCAAACCTTTCATCTGAAGCCTTCGGCGGTGTTGCCACCATCAAATCAGACGGAGGTGCATCCTCACTGGGTCCAAACACAAGACGTACACGTGAAATAGGGAAATGCGTCCATCTGTCCATATCATAACTCAAACTACTAGCCGACGATTCAGACACAGAAGAACCTGATAACATATTACTCTTATGATAGATTATGTCTTTGCATCAAGACAATGAAACCTATTTATCTGTTTGCAGGGATACTTGCAGTTGCGTTGATTGCACTTCTTATGCAACGGCAGACGAATGTAATTGTTCGCGATTCTCCAGTCAAGTTCTCCTCTGTACGCAAGCATCCTTTTGATGTCTATTCAGATCCATATCATCCACCTGAACGTGAGAACCCGTACTGGCGAGGGCGTGACCCGAATTATCAGCAAGTCGGTGTTCTGCAAGGTCAGGGGCGTGCCGGACTACTGCCGTTGTTCGGTCGGCCGTCAATCACATCCAATAACCGATGGGAATACTATACGATGAGTGATGGTCTGAAACTTCCAGTCTCCTACAATCGCAAACAGTGTAATTCCGACACTGGTTGTGATGAATTAATCGGAGAGGATTCACTCGATGTGTTAGGACTAGGCAAGTACAAGGCTGCGGTCTATGATGTTACGCAGCCGCGCTACGACCCAGGACGCCTGTAGACCATGCAAGATATACGGACGCACATCCGAGAATGTTTGAAGTTACCAATGCAAGAATTGTTTGCGAATCAACTCCCTTTATAGGTCCAACGAAAAGGACGTTGCCTGCAGACAAAAATCCACCGCTAATCTTGTTAGTTACAAGATGTATCATCCCGTATAGAAATCCTGCAAAAAGTGGACTTGATTCATAAAAGACTGAGAGTGCAATGATGATTGCACCAATGTACTCGACTATACATTTTACGATCAGAATCATTATTAGTTTACATTCAGAATAATCTTCATATTAAACGGTCTTTCTACATCTCTTCGTCTTACGATTACGTGTCTTTCCACCCGGGCATTGTTTGCGTCTGCATCGCTTTGTTTTACGATCACGCACCTTGCCACTGGTGCACCGTTTACCTCCACGTTGTGCTTCAGGAAACTGTGCAATAAGATCTTCCTTTAGCTTAGGTAAAAATACATCGGGAGTCGTTGCAGCCATTCCCGCATTAGTAATGTCTGCTGCAGGAATTCCTGGGGCAAGCATGCGTTGTGTTTGTCTGAATTCGTTTAAGGTATCTCTGAAGTTCTCATTTCCAGTTTGTCTACGAACACGTCTGCCAAGATCGTCCAGAACGTCAGGGACAGTACGTTCTTGTAGCTTTCCTTCTGCGATCATCTCGTCAATCTTTGCAATCCAAATCTTTGCAACGGCAGTTGTAAGAAGCGTCATCTTGTTCTATCAACAGAATTTACTCAAACACAATACGAGGACTGATATGCATTGCCTCGAGTTCCTGTGCCCATAGCTTCAACGCATATGGAATTGTCTTATTCTCAAAATCTGTACGGTTACCACACGACCTGCATTCGTAGTGAGCTTCCTTCTCGTTGAAGATGGCGAGGGTTCCGCACTTCCTACAAATGCCGGTTTCAAACGGATCGGACACGTCCATCAATCGCTCCTTGGTAAACGCGGCAGTTCCGTGGCTGAGCATACAGTCCCTCTCCATCTCTCCTACACGAAGACCACCGTCACGAGACCGTCCCTCGCAAGGCTGACGAGTCAGCGAGACAATCGGTCCACGAGCACGCGAATGCTTCTTATCTGCAACCATGTGCTTCAGACGCTGATAGAACGTCGGACCCATGAAGATCTCCGCCTCCATCATTTCACCTGTCATTCCATTGTAAAGGGTCTCATTTCCATACGGATGCATTCCGAGGTCCATCATATGCGCCCGGAGTTCATCGAGCTTCATATGTGTATACGGCGTTCCATCTCCAAGAGTTCCGCGGTTCACACAGATCTTTCCAAACACCGTCTCCAGAAGCTGAGCAATGGTCATTCGCGACGGAACTGCGTGAGGATTCATGATAATGTCCGGCCGAAGTCCCTTGGATGTAAACGGCATGTCACACTCGGGAAGCAAGATACCGACCGTTCCCTTCTGGCCGTGACGAGATGAGAACTTATCTCCAATCTCAGGTACACGCTCGGAGACTACGCGGACCTTCACAAATGGATATCCATCCGAGTTCTTGTCCTGCCATACACCATCAATTCGGCATGGCTCGGAGTTCTTGTGAATTGTCGATGCATCGCGATACAGATATCCGTGGGGATCATTCTTCAGAGTAACGGCCTTTCCGATCATTACATCGTTCTCCTTGACAACTGCATGCATCATCGGAATGCCCGCGTCGGTCACTGCATCGTACGATGAGTTCTTGAATCCACGCGTATTCTCCTGTCTCGGCTTCATGAATCGCTCCTCGCGACCACTCGTCACGTTACGATGTTCTTCGTCCTTGTACATGGTCGTATGCAGACCACGGAATAGTCCGCGACGAACTGCAGACTTGTTCATGATAACTGAATCCTCCTGATTGTATCCGGAATAACACGCGATTGCAACAATCACATTCTCTCCGAAGGGCATATCCTGCATCTTGAGCACATTCATCATCTGTGTCTCAACCAACGGCCGCGTCGGACTGCAGAGAAGGTACGCATTCTTGTCCAACCGCTTCGCATAGTTCTTTGCGTACATTGACATTGCCTGCTTACCCATAGCCGACTGATATGTGTTTCGAGGGGACTGATTGTGATCGGAGAGTGGGATCGTATTTGCCATATGCCCAATTGCGGCCGTCGGATGAATCTCGCAGTGAGTGTACGCATTTACAGAATCACCCTTCAAATCCTCTGGGAACATTGCAATCCGAATTGTCTCGCTCTCGCTCGGATCAATATACTCCACGCACGTCCGAACCCAGTCATTCCACGACGAATTAGGAGGAGGCTGCAGGATCTTTCCACCCTCGACTCGAAACACCGGACGAACAAGACGGCCGCTATCTGTCTCGATCAGAATGATATTGTGGAGAACGTTCCATGCAATTGAGATATGCGGATGGATTTGCATTGATGTCTTGGCCTTCTTCAGTGCCTTGTACACAACATCCGGCTGATCCGTGTATCCGAACGTAACTCCATTCACATTCACAGTAACTGCCTTCTTTACATGGACATCCGTCAGAAGCGTCATCTCGGGCATATCACGCAGAATGCTTGTTACGATAAAGGACGGGACGTGCTGGCTGACTGATGTCATGATGCTCATTGTCTTGACAATACCGACTGAATGACCCTCCGGAGTCTCGACAGGACACACGAATCCCCAGCTCGTGCCGTGCAGCTTGCGAGGTGCAAGAAGCTTACCCGACTTCTCCACGGGAGTCTGGATACGACGCAGGTGAGATAGCGTGGCCGAATACGAAAGGCGGTTGAGTACCTGTGATACACCAGCCTTGGTTGCATTTGACAGAGATGTCGAGCTACTTGTGCCTAGGCCCTGCACTGTGAAGTTTCCGGTCGCAAGAGCCTGCTTAACCTTGCCTTCAATGCTTGACACCTTCAGGATCTTGTACAGATTGTTAATGTTCAGAACATCAATCGGCTTCCCTGCCTTCTTCCACGCATCATTGTTGATCTCATGAACAAACTTGGTGCGAAGATCCTTGCAGACCTTCTGGAAGAGCTGACGGAACAGATGGGTGAGAAGAGCACCGGTCGTGACAACACGCTTGTTCGGATATGCATCTCGGTCATCCAACGGGACCTTTCCCTGTACTGTCAGAAGTAGACGGCGGATCATAGATCCGATCGTCACAGACTTGCGAGCATTCAGAACAGTTGATGTCGTCGTCTCGCCTGCAAACTTGACGTGGGGCAGGAACTCGGATTCGAGCAGATTGCGAACGTGCTGGCACTTATCCTCAACAGTCGTTGAATACTGAAGGTGAGTAGATAGATACGTGATTGCATCTGCCTGTGTGAAGATGTTCAGATCTGCTGCATCCTTGAACGATGCAGCAAGGAGTTCATGGTTCTCTACACCCACTAGATCTGCAACATCGCTATCCGACTCGATTCCAATTGCACGGAAGAAGATCATGAGTGGAACTTCCTCTGTGAATCGAGGTACATTTACCATGAGCGGATTCCCGAGGCCGTTGAACTTTGCAGACAGACGGATCTCCAGCTTCTTCGGGGGCATTGTGAATGACTCGTGCAATGACTTCATCTCTACGAAGTGGCTGTACTTGGAGGTCGTCTTCTTGTTGAAGAAGACCATGATCCGGTTATCAGCGACCTTCTCCTGCGAAAGAATCGTACGCTCCGTTCCGTGAATGATGAAATAGCCATGCGGATCGTAGGGACACTCGCCAAGTTCATCTGGAGTCATGGGCAGATCCTTCAGCAGACACAGCGACGAACCAAGCATAACCGGAATGCGGCCAAACGAAATACCTTCGAACACCTTGCTTTGCTCGTTCATCTCTGTAAGAGCAGGACCAGTATATGTTCGCACGGTAAACTTCACATCAACAAACATCTGAGCTGCATATGTGAAATTACGAACACGAGCCTCGTGTGGCAACATCTGCTTGATGCGACCCGTGGCTTCCTGGATCCGCGGCTTCATGTACGTGACGTTATCGAACGAAAGGCGAAATTCATACTTGTACTTCTTCGTTGCTTCATCCTGTTCGTGCCATACAACCACATCGGGCGTTGACCGAACAATCAGAGGAAGCTTGTTGTTGATGAAGTCTTCGTAGGGCTCAATCTGCGGCTCGGAGAACCTGGCAATTCCACGATGGAAGTATGTCTTCAGTGACTCCATGTGATTCTATGCTCCACCTTGTCTGTAAATCTTTCCACGGATTCATTTTAAAGGGATGCCTTCACTTTCCCGTAAGAAAATTACAATCAAAAAGATGGGAGGAGTAGTTCCGGTTCCTGCACCTGCTGCAATTCCGGTCCCTGCTCCCCCGCCGCCGCCCGCTCCACTGCCTCCTCCTCCTCCTCCTCCGGTTACTGCAGGAAGAAAACGTACATTTCCAAAGGGAATTCTTCGCAAAACACAGCGTGTTCTTCCTACACGCGACCCGACGTCTTCTAGAAGAAAGACAATGCGAATCATGACAAGCCTGGGTCAAAAAAAACTTCGCTCGACAGTTCGGAAGCGTGTACGTTCGTATGACGACAAGACGATTCGCAAACACCTTCTTGACAAGAAACTGATATCGAGTGACAGTAAGGCAAATACAGGGCTTCTTCGAAAGATGTATGAGGAAGCGGTGGGAGCTGGACTATTAAAGATTGACTCTAAGTAATATGACAAAATATTGGGGTCCACTGGGTTGGATAACATTACAGTCAGCTGCAGCACTGTATCCGGATTCTCCTTCTCAGACCGAAATCCAGCTTGTAACCAATTGGATCTCCTTATTTGCAGAATGCATTACATGTGCAACATGTGCCGGTCATTTTAGGTCGCTTTTGTCCGAGTATACTGCAAAGAATCCCGACCTATTTTCATCGCGGGAAAAGTTTATGACGTTTGTGTTGCGTGCCCACAACACAGTGAATGTACGAATCCAGAAACGCGTATATTCTAAGGATGAATCACAGATCGCTTGGTCTGTTATGACCCCTGCTGCAGCACGAAGCAAACGGATTGAATATCTGAAATATCTCCAGAAGGATTGGGGACACCAAACAAACCTTCAGGGGATTTCAACATTGATGAAGGTTAGACAAATGGGATTGATCGAAGAACAGTATTGGTCAAAACGGGCTCTTGATTGGACTGCTGCATTTGCAAATGTAACGGATGTAACCGGTAAAACACCTGTACCTCCAGCACAACAACTCGCTGCATCTCCTGCATATCGATTTAAGATAGGGCGATTGGGCGGACAGTCGTTAGCACGGAGATAGGATTCCATGGAATCGAAATAAGAGGCTTGCATTCCCATCCATATTTCTTCATCCAACCAATTCGACAATCCTTTCCTTCATCGTACATTTCGTCTTCAAAGATCGGCTTCCCGCCCGCTCTTTCAAGGCTTGATTTAGGAAGAATCATCTGCAACTGTTGTGTGATTGAATACTGTAGAGGAACCGTTTCGATTCCTAGCGAAATTGGAAAACGGGCAAGTGTCTGGAGAAGCGGGGCCTCTGCAAACGGATAGGACCAATTCCAATTTGTAGGATTGTTCGTAAAAAAGTATTGGAGTGTCCATGAATACGTCTTCCAGTATAGTTCGGCAAGTCTAGCGTGATTTGAATACCCGTCTAAGAGATGGATTGCATGTCGATGTTCGAGCATGGTCTCGTCGCGTGAGAGAATCGAACTCTCAAGCGGAACCTCTCGTTTGGAAATGCATATAGAAAGAACGTAAGTTTCCTGTTTTGCGGCTTCACGTATAAAACATAGAAGTCCCTGCATTGTTTGAAGATCGGGGGATCCGGCCTGTTTGTAGATTGAAAGTGCTCGCATATATCCGTTCTCTCTCAATGCGAACATTGATAGATTTGGCATGAAGTCATTTCCAAAACATAGAATGCTCAAACGTAAATACTGTTCAAACGGGATTGGAATTACTTCAGCTAGTTTCCATATCGACATAGTTGAAAAGGTTTCCTTGTCCGTCTTGAATTCCGTTGATTCCCGCAACAACCACATTGAATACGGTATTGAGAGATTTTTCTGATTCAAACTAAGTAGGATGAGATCTGCATCGAGTCCATAAATGCAGATCGATCTCCTGTTCGCAGAGGGTAGGGTCTTGAGCCATGCAAACAGCTTGTGTTCGCCCTCTCCTGGTTCTTCGGTGCCTGACACATGTGCACTTGGAAACCGTGCACGAACGGTGGTGATCAGTTCCATCATGTAGGGAGTTCCAGGAGAAATCTGATTTCTATCAAATGTAGAGACATCCTGACGTTTGAACCGTCTCTGACGTTGATTCACTAGCTTTGCATATGGAGCGAGACCGTCGGCTCCGATATATACTTTCGTTGCAGAACAAACAGTATCTAGAATCATCTGAATTGCCCGTATAACGGACTCGATAGGATTTCCGTCTTCGAGATACTTGTGTATCAAACAATTGAAATCAATAGCTAGAACATCACATTCGAGTTTGCTTGTGCACGTTTGTACAATTCCCTTATGATTTCGAAGTAGAGATGCAAAATAATAAGGAATTCCCATTAGGTAGTTTACCGCAGACTTTCTCTAAGCCTTCAATAATGGACGCAACTCTTGCTATACTTGGTCTCGTTATATTGATTGTGATTGCGTACACTATGTACACTCAAAAGAGGTCGCCGCCATGTGGAAGTTGTCCGAAACAAACTTTAGATTGATAGTATAAACATGTCAGACTCAGAACAACCCGTTGTCGAGCCCGCAGCGGAAGTCGTTGTTGCTGAAGTGCCCGTTGTTGATGCCGGTGATGCACAGGCGGAAGCTGAGCGTGTAGCTAAGGAACAAGCGGATGCTGCTGCTGCTGCTGCACAGGTGGAAGCTGAGCGTGTAGCTAAGGAACAAGCGGATGCCGCTGCTGCCGCTGCCCAGGTGGAAGCCGAGCGTGTAGCTAAGGAACAAGCGGATGCTGCTGCTGCTGCTGCTGCACAGGTGGAAGCTGAACGTGTAGCCAAGGAACAAGCGGATGCCGCTGCTGCTGCTGCACAGGTGGAAGCTGAGCGTGTAGCTAAGGAACAAGCGGATGCCGCTGCTGCTGCTGCTGCTGCTGCACAGGTGGAAGCTGAACGTGTAGCTAAGGAACAAGCGGATGCCGCTGCTGCTGCTGCTGCTGCTGCACAGGTGGAAGCTGAGCGTGTAGCTAAGGAACAGGCGGATGCCGCTGCTGCTGCTGCACAGGTGGAAGCTGAGCGTGTAGCTAAGGAACAGGCGGATGCCGCTGCTGCCGCTGCACAGGTGGAAGCTGAACGTGTAGCTAAGGAACAAGCGGATGCCGCTGCTGCTGCTGCCGATGAGGCCGACCATATAGTCAAGGGACAGGCGGATGCCACTCCTGAACAGGTTGAGGCGGAACGTGTGGCCAAGGAAGAACGTCTGCAGTATTGGAAGAATTACTTAGAAGAACAGAAGATTGCAAATGCTGCAAAGGAACAGGCGGACGCTGCAAAGGAAAGGGCTGTGACCGAAACCGCTGCAAAGGAAGATCGGTTGCGGTACTGGAAGAAATTCTTAGAAGAACAGTCATCTAAACCCGCTCCTCCTCCGGTAGTTATCCAGCAACTAGCGGCACCTTTTCAGGCACCCGCTAGTTCTGTGCAACGTCCTAAAAGTAGATTTTTACGCAATGCGGTTGTTCCTTCGTTCAAACATATCGGTGGTATTTAGAGACCGGACCCCCTCGGAATACACGTTCCGAGTCCGCCCTTTTTCGCGGACTTATCGCAAGACGAGTTCTTAAACCCACACTTCACGCAATCGGAATCATCCTGGCACTCGGGGCACGTTGCGTTGTCGCTCATACGGAATGTCTCAAAAAGACCCGGCATAGTCACATAGACTGCAAGGAGTGCAAGACCCGCAACGATAACAAGCGTATAGTTTTGCTTCAACCACTTCATCATTTGAATTTAGAGTAGAATAGATTTTAGCATCCTCTGCAGAAAACATCAAATGATTCCAGTAGATCACGTGCTCTATATCAATCTAGATCATCGAACAGATAAGCTGGAAGCTCTTCTTACAAAATTTGCGAATGCTGGAATACCAAACGATAAGACTACTCGAATTAATGCAATCTATACTCCGGGCAAGGGAGTACTTGGATGTGCTCTATCTCATTGCAAAGCACTCGAACTTGCAAAAAGTCATCCAGAATGGGAGTGGACACTCATTGTGGAAGATGACGTAACCTTTAATGAGAATCCATGGGATGAAATTAGAGATGCACTTTCCGTTAAACCAGATGTGCTCATGGCATTTCGAGGTGCATGCACTGTCAATATTGATAACCGTAATTTGCGTAGAGTATATGGTGCATGTTCTGCAGTTGCATATATTGTACGATCCGACTACATTCCTACACTCCTGCAAAACATATACGAATGTACTCGGAAAATGGTTCAACCAAGTGGGTGTGATCCGCACGATGTCTATTGGTATTCTCTTCAGACATCTGATAGATGGTATGGATTCTTAGAATCTCCTCTCGGAGTTGATCTTACATTTAAAAGCGATATACGAGACCAGCATGGTGTTATAAGTAAATGATTCCAGTGGACCATGTAGTCTATATTAACTTAGAGTACCGTACTGATCGAAAGGAGCATCTCCTCAAACAAGCTAACAAGGCAGGTATTTCTGAGAATAAACTAACACGAATTGATGCTATTCGTACACCTTCTATTGGAATGCTCGGATGTTCCTTGTCTCATTGCAAAGCACTTGAACTTGCAAAAAGTCATCCAGAATGGGAGTGGACACTCATTGTGGAAGATGATATTGTTTTCGAAGAAAACCCATGGGATGAAATTAGACTAGCTTTGGAGAATGTAACTCCAGATGTACTCATGATTGCCAGAGGTGCATCGATTGTAGACGAAAGACGCCACCATAGTAGTAACAATATATGCAAGGTCAAAAGTGCATGTGTTGCAACTGGATATATTGTTCGTCGCGACTACATTCCCACACTCCTAAAAAATATATATGAATCAATCGAACACTTCATACAACCTGGTGGGAATATTGTTGACCATCCCCACGACGTATATTGGTATTCAATTCAAGAACGTGATGGATGGTATACATTTGAGCGTTCGCCTGCACATCAAGACACTTCTATTAAGAGTGATATACGTTAACAATTCCTCATCGTCTTCCGGCCACCGCGGGATCGTACGGGAATTAACTTGAAGAGGTGTTCCTGCTTTGCTCTCGACGGTAACTTCCAATGCGGCCGTAATGTGTTGCGTTTGGAGGTAATTGCACGAGCAAGCTGTTCTCCGAGTACAGCATTCACTTTCGCCTTCAGTTTTTGACGAAGAATCATCTGAGCTTCACTTAACCCTCGTCCTTGTAGAAATCTACGCGAACGAGGAGTTTCAAAGTACTTCTTTGATCGGCGACCACCGCGGCCGCAAAAAACAACCTTGCGTGTTTTCATTTACTTCTACGTGTGAAGATATTACGTCTTCATCTGAGCAAATTCAACATTCTTCTGCAGCCTAGGAATCTGACCCATATCGTTGCACATCTGAAGAGCTTTTTGAGTGCATTCAAGTGCAACAGCTGGATGACTGGTATAGTATGCAATTACACCCAGTTCATCTGCATACTTCCACGAGTACGCTACCTGTGAAACAAATAAATGAGCCGAGTTCATCTTTACGTCCTTAAACGCATACCCAAGTGCAAATACTTCTTGCTTGAATAGGTCCCTGGCTCTGCACCACGTAAGTACTTCGTAGACTGCTTCGCGACGTTCAGGAACAGCATCCTGTGCACGCCATGCATATTCAAGTTTCTTTTTCAAATCTGTTGTCAGTTGGATGAGATTCACAAAGGAAATGTAATTCTCCTCAATCCATCCAGGAAATTCAGCACGTAATGTATAATATTGGATCGCCTTCTCAATCTGGCCCGAATCCTTATACGACTGTGCAAGGTAGAAAAGTGTGCGAGCCCTATCCGTCGCCGGATTTGTATCTAGTTCGGTCTGGAGAAGCTTGGCATCATTTGCATACTTCTGAGGATCCTGGGAGCGGCATCCTTCTGTACGTGCAACAACACGAATAGTTGTTGGCAGGCATTCTGTCGGATGAGAATGACCGGGACAGTTTGCATACTCGTGAACTGCTCCGACATATTCCCATGGAAATTTCAGATTAAACAGTTGCGGACGCTGTTGAACCATTCCACCGTGCGAAACTGTAACGCGATACGCAGATTGGGTATCCTTTTCAAGCAAGCTTCTCTCTAGGTAATCCTCTCCCTCAATACTGTCGTCTGCATCCAAAACCCAACCCCAATCCATGTGTTCTTTTGCGAGTCTAAACGCTTCCGTACGATTATGTCCAAAATTCACCCAGGGTTTCTCATATAGAAAACCTGGCTTTCCAAGCTCCTGAGCAACTGACTTGATAATGTCCATCGTCGTATCCGTTGATCCGGTATCGACAATGCACCATGTGTCGAGAAACTTCAATGCCGAACGAAGACTGCGTTCTATAACTGCAGCCTCATTCTTAACGATCATAATGACACCTGCGCGCATTTGAAGTATCTACTACAGAGTCTCTCAAAATGGATGTTCTGCTTGTCTCCATGTGAATAATGGTATACACAATGTACTCTGATCCAGCATTGACTCGCGAGCAGATTCAGAACTTCGCCCGGTTGGTTTCTGAGCGACTTGGAGCGGGGTTCTCGGAGAGGGTGTACCACACCGCTCTCGAGTACCATCTTAAGTCACAGGGCATTCCGTTCGAGACGGAACGCGTTCTTCTAGTGCCCTACATGGATGTCGTTGTTGGGACGGTTCGTGCTGATCTCGTTGTACGCAACCACCTTATCGTTGAACTGAAGTCGGTTCCTCGTATCCGCGATGAGCACATTTCCCAGTGCAGGATGTACATGCGTTTGATGGGGATCGACGAGGGTCTTGTCATCAATTTCGCCACTGACGGTACCCTTGAGTTTCGGGCCGTTGGGCACAATATAGAGAATATTATCCGGGTAGATGACATTCCTACCGTCTAAGTGTACGCTTGCGTCTACCTGCATAACGGCGGCGAGTTGCTCGCCTTCTTCTACGACCACCTTCCGGGATTCCCAATAGCTTATGAATTTTTTCAGTAATCGCTGCAATCTCCGTTCGAACTCTGTCTAGCTCATTAACGATGAGTTCCAATGCCCTTTCGCTTTCACTGCCTTCAGATTGACTATTTCCAACCTGGGATTCCGATTGAAGACCTGCAGCTGCAACCTTTTCTGCCCCAACTGCTTGTATCAATTCTTGTTCTGTAACGACGAGAGATGTTACTTCTTCCTGTAGGGCTTCGGCCGCATCCTGCAGCTTTTTTAGTGCTTCTTCGCTAATACCTGAACCTGCAGCAGCCGACATTTACTTATGGCTACGACGAGTTTTGCGACCGTGGCGGCGTCTGTGTCTTCCACCGCGGGTCTTGCGACGACGCCGCCCACCATCAGCGACGGGTTGGGGGTCATTCTGATCATCGACGGCGACTGGATCCCCACCGTCAACAGGAGTAAAGACCCAATAGAACTTATTGAGGTTTGTTTGTACTCCTAGTCCAGCTGTATCAGAATCGAAGTTAAAGTATGTCCCACCAAGAAACTTTGCAGTCGGTGGTTGTCTAATGTCTGGATTGTTCATGATTCTATCAAGATTGGGCCTGTCGGGGAAGCCTGGCTTCGGTCTGACAAGGTACTTCTTACCTTTTTCAAGAGGCGGCATTTATCTATACGCTCTGAATAAATTCCCATCTAAGGTAGTCGCAGATCTTCTTCCAGATTTGATCGTGTGAGATCAGTCTGTCTCGCGACTTGAGTAAAGGAAAGTAGATTTTGTACTCGTCCAGTTCGAGGAGTTCAAAGAACTTGTACAGAATGTACGAATACGACAAAAAGTTCGTGCGGTCGTTTGGACAATAGAGTAAAAAGGGTGCTTGGATTTCCTGGAACATTGCACGGACCTTCTCTTCAATTTCAGGCGTAATGGTTGGAGGAGGATTTCCATTCAAACGACTCAGAATATGAGCTGCGTGTTCATAATAACTGTTACGCCCTAACTTCTTTAGAATTTCCCGAATTTGGCCTTCATCAAGAGATGCCACATTCTGAATTCGCCGTTTCTTCAGTTCAAGAATCACTTCATGAATCACATCTTCTGGAATATCAGTCGATTCCTTTGCTTGGAATTGATTGAGAATTTCGTTCAAGTGATTAATCTTCTTATATGCATAGTTATTGCGTTCTTTGGGAGGATCGCGAAAGCTCGGGAAGTCGGAAACGACCATTGCACATTCTTCCGATCCGCAACGTGGACAGACTAGAATGCCTTCGGATGCAATTTCCTCGCGTGCAATATTGCATTGCGAACAATGTTCCGTCATACGCTTGACTCCTTCTGAATTGTCGGGTAATCCCAGACCCATCCGGGAGATGTATTCGTCAAAGATCTTCTTTTTCGAAGGAGGCTCGAAAGAATCCGCAGTCGAAATAAACTTATCGAATGTGGTTGAATGACCGCTTTCAATCTTGATCATTGGCTGAACCTTCTTCTTTGGTTGTCCACAATAATAATCAAGCATAAGATCGCCGTTCTTAATATAGTACGATTCTACACGCTCCGTTTCAGATAGCTGCAGTCTTAATGCGTCCTTCTTTTGTTCGAGCCGAGTGAGTTGAATCACTTGCTCAACAGATGGCTGAATCCCTAATATTGATTGATGTGTATCAATCGTCTCCTCGATGTCTGCAAGTTCCGCTTTAAGTTGATCAATATGTTCAGGGGTTGCTCTTTTCAATAAATCAACAACGTGTTGCTGATGTAATGAATCAAAAGTCCCAAGTATATCCAGTTGTTTATGAGCAGGGGTTTCTCTAACCTTCTTCACTCTGAACACGTCCATTTTTATGAGTCAGTGTGTTGATCGGTGTAAGCTAGTGTTTGCGTGTGCCGCGACCGCGTCTGTGACCGCGGCGACGCTTGGTCCGTTTATTACGCGTTCTCCGCCGGCCGCCTTCTGATTTCTTAGAGTCTGTCGCTG